AAGGCTCCCGATGTTCCTGATCGTTATGCAGATGGGGGTGATATACTTTCTCCGCAGGATGAAATGCAGGATGAGTATGACGCTGAGATTGCGGCGATGAGTTCTGGTTCAGCTTCTGGGTTAGGTAGCTTTTTCGAAGATTTGTTATATGGTGGACAAGACCCTAGTGAATTTAGTGAGATGGATTTACGTCCTGAGTTTATACGGGATATGCCCGAGATTCCTGAAGAAGTAGAAATCGCGATGAGTATCGTTGGCCCCGGTAAGGGCAAAGGTATTGGTAAGGGTATTACTTCGCTGATTGATGATGCGAAGGGTCTTAAAGATTTGGGTGGATTATTAAAGCGTAATCGTCAGATCGAGAGCAGCGCCCCACGGCCCCCTGCTGTTAAGCCGAGAAGGAATTACGACGACGAGCCGATGACGGGCCGCGAGTTTTTGGGTTTCCCTAAAGATTCTAGGCAGGATAATATGGCTCGCATGAACGAGCTACTTAGGAATCCTAAAGCAGATATTATCTTTGATGAGCAGATGGGCGTTCCTAAATCCCAGATAGATGATTTAGCGAGGCGTAGTTCGCGGTCTGGAGCGGATACTCAGTTGGATCGTTTAAGGATTAAGAAAGATAGTCTTGAGGGACAGTTAATGCAGGACCGTCTTGAGCCACGAACTCGACGAAGATTAGAAAGTGAGTTACGGGATGTTTTACGGGATATGAATTTCTTTAGTAGGGGCGGTCCTGATAAGTTAGCTGCTGGAGGTCGTCCCGGATTATATGCCAACATTAACGCCAAGCGTAAACGTATTGCAGCGGGTTCTGGAGAGCGGATGCGTAAACCCGGATCGAAAGGCGCACCGACAGCGGCTAATTTTAAGCAAGCCGCGAAAACTGCAAAACGTGCAGACGGCGGTAATTTAATGATGCGTAAGGGTTATTACGGCAAGTCGTACAAATGAGCGAACTTTCGGTTCTAGGTGGCAAGACGAAAGCTATTTTTTCGTTAGAAGATATTTTAAAGAAGATGCCCCAGACTACTTGTCGGGTTGAGCATTACTTTGCGGATGGTGTTTACGCTAGGTGTTTTTATTTACCGAAGGGTGTTGCTGCGAGTAGTCATATCCATCGTAAGCCTTGCGTGACGATTGTTGCTTACGGTAAAGTTAGAACTGTTACGACTTTACAGGATAGTGAATCGGTACAGGAGGTTGAGGGGTTTCAGATTTTCGAATCCCCGGCTGGAATGAAGCGAGCCATCTACGGGTTAGAGGATACGGTTTGGATTACGTTACACCCGAATCCGGATAACGTAACCGATCCGGAAAAGATCCTTGAGCAGTATACAATTACGCCGCAAGAATTATTGGAGAATAACTAATGAGTTTCGCAATTACCGCGTCAATTGTTATGGGTGTTGGAACAGCCGCCTATAGTGCTAATCGCCAGCGCAAGGCCCAAGAACAGGCTGAACAAAATTCGTTATACCAGCGGTTAACGATCGAGGGACAAGCCCCGCAATTATTAGATATTGGTTCGGGTGTCGCAGATCAGCCGGTTATAGGTTCTGATATTTCTGAGGCGTTGGGTAATTTACGATATAACCCGGAAGCAAGTTTTACGCAGATGTTACAGAGTGGTGAAGTACAGCAGGGTCAGCAGGCGATCCCGCCCGAAGTTCTCGAACAATTAATGATGGAGCAGCAAGCGCAGTTCGCGAGCGGCGGTCCTGTTGGTCGTCCGGAAGATATTTATTATTTTAGCGTTGAGGATATACAGGGGATGATGCAAGAACCTGATCCGATGATGCAGGCTGTTGGTGCTGGGTTAATGGGACAAATGCCTCCGGGCGGTGGAATGGTGCCAGCGACTCCCGGACAGATTCAGATGATGGCTAACGGTGGTCAGCCGTTATATCGTGATATGGGCGGTCAAACTAATATAATGACAACAGACCCACGAGACGTTGGGCCTGATTACGATGAGACCGTAATGTTAGAATCTAGCGATAGCGATGAGTTAGTCGAGGGTGTTGATTATTTTAATATTGGAGGTCAATTCTTTTGGCCATGGGAGTTACAAGCGGCTATTCCAGACGGGTTCCAAAATGCCAAAAAGATTTCAAATTTTCTTGAAAGTTTACCGGAAAAACCCAGTATAAAAGAATTGCTTCGTTTAAAAAATTTAGCGACTCCGGGACAGCTTCTTACACGGTTTGTTGATGACGGCATTGAAGAAGTACCTATTCGACGGCAGGAGGGTGGTATAACCGCCGTAAAAAAGTTAGAGAATACTCTTTCTGAACTTGTTGGTATTAACCCTAAAGACGTAGAATGGGCGAGTAGTCTTTCAGAAGAAATGTACCCCGGAGAAGAACTCGATGGCCGAGGTGATGCGGCCCGACATCTTGCGTTAGGTTCTTTAATTGCAAAAGCTGAACACCCTAATGCAGCGGAAGCTTTATCCGTTTTACGAGAATACATACCGATCCCAGATTCTGGTCGAAAGATGGATATGTTTAATAATGATTTAGGTATGACGTTAACAGGGTCTAAACCTGAAATTAAAAAACAGATCCGCGAGTTAATTGAAAACAATACAGCAATGTATATGAATCTTGACGAAAGTCAAAAAATGCGAGGCTACTAAGGAGTAGATATGAAACGACAAGGTTATAACGCTCGACTAGACGATTCTATGGGATCACGAAACGGTGCCAAGGCGCAAGGGATGGGTGCTCGTCGCAATGAAAGTAAGGGTATGGAAAAGGCTATGGGTAAGCCTGCATATTCAGGCGATGCAATGATGATGATGTACGGCGGTAGTCCTAAGAAAATGAAAAAGGGCGGTAAAACATCTTATCGTGGAGCAGGTTGCGAAATTCGCGGCTAATGTCAAACACTATCTTAGACGATCTGCGTAAGGTAGATCTTTCTTATCTTTCGAAAGATGAAGCGCGTGAATTTGCGATTCTTTTAGAAGAACTAGAAAAAAGAGAAAAGCAAGAAAAGTCTGCCGCCAGCTTTTATGATTTTGTAAAAATCATCTGGCCGGACTTTATTGCGGGGGCGCATCACAAAAAGATGGCAGATGCTTTCGATAAGATTGCGTCTGGTGAGATAAAGCGTTTAATTATCAACATGCCCCCTCGACATACGAAGTCTGAATTTGCTTCGTATTTATTCCCGGCTTATTTATTAGGTAAGCGTCCTAAGTTAAAAATCATCGAAGCAACGCACACGGCAGATTTAGCGATCAACTTTGGTCGTCGCGTTCGCGATTTAATTGAAAGCGAGGAATACTCTGAGATTTTTCCGGGGACTGAACTAAAGTCAGACTCAAGAAGCGCGGGTAAATGGAATACGCAGCAAGGGGGTCAGTACTACGCTTCCGGTATTGGGGGTGCGTTAGCTGGTCGTGGTGCGGATTTGTTTATTATTGACGATCCTCATTCTGAACAAGATGCGTTTTCTGATAAAGCGTTAGAAGAAGCCTACGAATGGTATCAAACTGGTCCTCGTCAGCGCCTTCAGCCGGGAGGCGCGATCGTTATTGTAATGACTCGTTGGTCTAAAAAAGACGTAACGGGTAAGTTAATTAAGAAAATGACGCAGGAAAAGACCGGAGATAAATGGGAGCTTATCGAATTCCCAGCAATTCTTCCTTCTGGTAAACCGTTATGGCCTGAGTTTTGGAGTCTTGAGGAGTTAGAGGCAACGAAGTCTTCTATTCCCCCTTCTAAATGGGCTGCTCAGTATATGCAGCGGCCTACGGGTGAGGGTATTTCGATCATTCCTAAAGAGTGGTTTAAGATTTGGCCTAAAGATAACCCGCCAAGTTGCGATTATTTGATTCAAAGTTACGATACGGCGTTCCTAAAATCGGAGCGAGCTGACTATACCGCGATTACAACGTGGGGTGTGTTTTACCCAGAGGGTAAAATCGGCGAGGATATGCACACAGGGAATGACGCACATATCGTTTTGTTAGATTGTGTTAAAGAACGGTTCGATTTCCCGGAGTTAAAGCAAGAAGCTTTGCGATTGTACGAGTATTGGAACCCTGATACGATGATTATCGAGACAAAAGCTTCTGGTATTCCGTTAACGCAGGAATTACGGCGGTTAGGAATTCCAATTAACACCTATTCACCGAACCGAGGGCAGGATAAAATTGCTCGATTGAACTCTGTTAGCCCAATTTTCCAAGATGGGAAAGTTTGGGTTCCAGAAAACCGCTGGGCCGAAGACTTAGTAGACGAAGTTAGTGATTTTCCCAACGGCGATAACGATGATTTAGTAGATGCGACAACATTGGCCCTAATGCGCTTTAGAACTGGCGGATTTTTACAGTTAAAAAGTGATTTTTCGGAAGAAGAAGAGTATTATCCGAAACTTAGGGTATATTATTAGAAAAAATCTAGGTATGGTTGCCCATTATGTCTGATACTGCTGATTACATGGACGATTCTTTTGTTGAAATCGAAGTTGAGGGAAATCCTAACTTTGATGACGGCATTGATGTCTTTTTTAACGAAGAAAACGAAGGTACTTTAGGGTTTGACCCTGACGAAGAACCTGATATTGAATTTGACGATAATATTGCAGAGTATTTAGACCGAGCTGAGTTAGGTCTTATCGCTTCTAAGCTAACTTCTGCGTATGAAGACGATTTAGAGTCTCGAAAAGATTGGTACGAGACGTTTAAAGATGGTCTTGAGTTATTAGGGATTAAATCTGACCCTAGAAGCGAACCCTTCCAAGGTGCAAGCGGTGTTTACCATCCGTTGCTTGCCGAGGCTGTTACTCAGTTTCAAGCTCAAGCGTATAAAGAGCTGTTACCCGCAGGTGGTCCTGTCGATACTAAGGTAATGGGTAAACTTAGTGATCCGAAGCTAATGCAAGCTAATCGGGTCAAGAATTTTATGAATTACCAGATTATGTATAAGATGGAAGAGTACGATCCTGAAATGGATCAGCTATTGTTCTATCTCCCCCTATCTGGTTCTGCGTTTAAGAAAAGCTACTATGATCCAACTATCGGTCGAGCGGTTTCCCGATTTGTAAAGTCTGAAGATTTAGTAGTTCCTTATTACACAACTGATTTAATCACTACACCTCGAATCACTCATGTTATTCACATGACTGAAAACGATTTGTTAAAATTAAAGTTATCAGGTTTCTACCGTGACACTCCGATGTCTTCTCCGGGGTTAATACAAGAATCTTCGGTACAAGAAAAAATTAACGAGCTTGAAGGCGTAAGTCCTTCGCAACAAGATCGTGAGTTTACTTTATTAGAGATCCATACAGAGTTAGATATTAAAGGCTTTGAGCACGAAGACCGTGACGGTGAGATTACGGGGATAGCTGTTCCGTATATCGTCACAATTTGTAAAGATACTCGAGACGTATTAAGTATTCGGCGGAATTACTCAGAAGAAGATCCACTACGAAAAAAGATTGAATACTTCACTCATTATAAGTTTTTACCGGGCTTAGGATTTTACGGCTTTGGTTTAATTCACATGATTGGTGGTGTAACTAAATCGGCTACTTCTTTGTTGCGACAGCTAATTGACGCGGGAACGCTTGCTAATTTACCTGCTGGGTTTAAGTCTCGAGGGCTAAATATCCAGAGAGCTGATGATCCAATTCAACCGGGAGAGTGGCGTGATGTCGATACTCCCGGAGGAACTATCCGAGACTCATTCCTACCGTTGCCCTATAAAGAGCCAAGTGCCACTTTATCTAATCTCTTAGGTGTTCTAGTCGAATCAGGGAAACGGTTTGCTTCTGTAATAGACCAAGGTGGTGCAGAAGCTAATCAAAACGCTCCGGTTGGTTCTACGATAGCAATGCTTGAGCGAGGCCAAAGAGTTATTTCAGCAATCCATAAGCGATTGCATTGGGCTCAGAAGAGTGAGTTTAAGATTTTAAAAAGAATTTTCGGGGAGGTATTACCCCCTGAATACCCTTATCAGGTACAGGGAGCACAACAAACCGTATTCAGAGAAGACTTTGGCAATCAAGTTGATGTTATCCCTGTATCTGATCCTAATATCTTTAGTACTACGCAGAGAATCATTTTAGCACAGACACAGCTTCAGATGGCTCAGAGTGCACCTCAGATTCATAATCTAAAAGCTGCGTTCCGCAAGATGTATATCGCACTTAATATTCAGGATATCGATGACATATTGATTCCCGATACACCTCCTGCACCTAAAGATCCTGTACAAGAAAATCAAGATTCATTACAAACTGTTCCGCTGCAAGCATTTATCCAACAGAATCACGATGCACATATTCAGACTCATTTAGCGTTTAGCCAGAACCCTGCTGCGGCTCAAAACCCTGCTGCGGTTCAAGCTTTAAATGCACACATACAGCAGCATCAGGCGTTGAAATATCGATTACAAGTTGAGCAGTTATTGTCTCAACAAGGTATTCAATTACCGCAACCCGGACCTGATGGTAAAATGCCTCAGATTCCTCCTGAGTATGAGAATCAAATTGCGATGGCGGCTGCGCAAGCTACTCAAGAGATTACAGGTCAAGAACAAGCATTGCAACAGGCGATGGAAGTTCCAGATCCACAGCGTGAAATGTTCGAACAGCAGATGGCACTTGAAGCTGAGAAGCTAAGACTTCGAGAAAAAGAAGTCGAACAAAAAGGTCAGTTAGAGCTTGAGAAGATTGATTCACAAGAACGTCAAACCGATGTTAAAATCGCTGCGGATTTACGAGAAGTAGAACTCCGTGACGAACGCTCTGCAGATACTAACCTAACAAACTTAGCTAGATTAGTTAAAGAATCAAGAGAGCAGACCTAATGAAAGGTGTTAAACATTATAAGAAAGATGGAACAGAGCATAAAGGTTCTAGCCATAAGATGCCTGATGGAAGTTTACACACTAACAAAACACACACTAAAACAAGTGTGAAGTTATTCCATTTAAACGAGTTATCAGCTAAGGCAAAAGCTAAGGCGAAGAAGTAATGAAAGGCGTTAAAAAAGGGCCTCCTCCAAAAAGGGGGCCAGTAAGTCAAGGGCTAAAAAAACGAGGTAAATCGAAATGAGGTTTGAAGAAAAAAAGTACCCCGGTCCGGGGGACAAACGTCCAAAGCAAGTTTCAGTAGAGTCTATGAAAGCGTCTGATAAAGGATTTGCTCAGGCTAAAGACGTTAAAGTTGGTGTAGTTTCTGAGCTTGGTGAACAAAAAAAGATTAAAGGAGTTGGTGCTGCGACTAAAGGTACTTCTTTCACAAGTTACATAAATTAATTTATGGACTTTATTAAGTACTCGGAGTATCTACTCAAACAAATTCGTGAACGTCAAAACGCGCTCACGCATACGCTTGCTACGGGAAGCGCACAAGACTTTGCTCAGTACCAGCGAATTGCTGGGGAAATTTCAGGTTTAAATTTCACTGAGCAAGAAATAGTAAACCTGCACTCAAGAATGGAAGAGATTGATGACTAACTCAACAGTACCCGATCGTGTTCTAAATTTCGGTTCTTCAGAAGAACATTGTGTTCCAGAAGAAAATAAAATCACAGCTGAAAATATAGATACACACGCTGATAAGCTTCCTGTTCCAACAGGATACAGAATGTTAATTCTGCCTTTTGAACCAAGCCAAAAAACCCGTGGTGGGATTATGCTTGCGAAACAAACACTGGATAAAGAAAAGATTGCCACAATTGTTGGTTTAGTCGTTTCTTTAGGACCAAGTGCATATGCAGATCCAGATAAATTCCCTAACGGACCTTGGTGTAAGGAAGGTGACTGGGTAATTTTTGGGAGATATGCTGGTGCTCGTTTTCGTATTGAAGGAGGCGATATGCGTCTTTTAAACGACGATGAGATTTTAGCTGTTATCTCAGATCCTGAATCTATTCTGCAATAAGGAGGACCCATGTCCGAACAACAAATTGAATTAATACTACCTGACGAAGAAGTCGATGTACACGCTGCGGATGTTATTCAAGAGCGGCAACCCGACTCAGATTTTAGTGAGGAGCCTAATCAAGCTGCCGAACTAGAAGATTATAGTGATACTGTAAAAAAGAGAATTGATAAGTTAACTTATCGGATGAGGGAAGCTGAACGTCAGCGTGATGAAGCGATTAACTACGCTCAAAATCTTCA